TAACACCATCTGCCCCGTTTCTCAAAGATCATATTGCGTTTCCTTATCCGTGGGAGTTTATTAAAGTAACTAATACACCCGCTAGGAACAAAATTACTGTTCCACCTATTCCCATCATTCGTGACTCTATACGCATGAGTCCTTTTTAAACATCTGTTAAACGTTGAAAACACGTCTTCCAACGTTCTTCGCATTGGACTTCGTGTATTGCTTGTTTTTTCTCTAATTCATCGACTTGATCTGCCGTTTGAAGAAATCTTTTCTGAGCTTCATTCTGTTCCATTGAGTAGTTTTTCCATCAGCTTACCATAATTACCTTGCCCAAAGGGAACAGCTTCATTAATCTGTACATTGGTTTGGTTTTTGATATTGCTGCCTTCGGCTTTGGCGAGATCCGCCTGAGCCTTGATCTCGTCAATACGCATCTTATGAGCCATTTGTAATAAATCTGCCAAGTCTTTACTAGAGTATACACCAGACTCCTGGGCTTCTTCTAGTTTGGACGCGATCATTTCATCTAACAAGGAACCAATGTTGTTCTTATTTCGGTATCCCATGTCTAAGTACACTGTATCAATATACTTCTTTACTTCTCTTTTGTTTAAGACTTCAACTACTTGTGTTTCGGGTACCTGCAAGTACTCACACACGCCGCGTATATTCCCGTACTGAAGATAACTATTCGCTATTTCAAGTCCTTCTGGAGAGATTGTGGTTAATTCTTTTGCCATGATTCAAATTATACTCATTTAGGGTTGTTTTGTCAAGAGATTTTTTTCTCAGGTTACTCGGCCAAAGGATTGTCGAGTGCTCTTTGCAGCTTCTTCTGAAGCCGGTCCTCTAGTTCTTTTATTTCTCTGCTGGTGTCGGAACTAAGTGCGTCTCTCTTGGTCTCAAAGCGTTCGCTTGCACTATCTATCATCTCTCTTACCTTTTCCTCGGATGCGCGCACTTTATCTTCTGCTCTATCTGCTTGTTTTTCGATACGAAGTATGTCGTCTCTTAAACCTGATTTGATGTCTCGAGTATATTCAATGGCTGTATCAAGTTTTACTGTCATTTCATTATTTCTTGCTTCGATCGCATCAACATCGATATTCTGCACGATCTCTTTCATGTCCATATAATCTTTGTAAATTTCAAAGGCTGCCCAGCTGGCACCGCCTAAAGTAGAAAGAGCGGTGAGGACGATAGCCATTTTGCCACCTTTAAAAGTCATTCCCGCAAATTCAAATTCTGCCATTATTATTCCTCGTCTTTAGCAAACTGTAAATTTCTTAAGTTTACAATCTCCTGCTTTAACTTTGCTACTTCCATTCTTTTCTTCTCGAGTTCGAGTTGATAGAGAGTATTACAGTTAATTCTTTCTTTAGGAGCACCAATAGGTATATTAATACGCGCATATACGCCTATATCGTTTGTTCTTACTTGTGGATAATTTATGTTTTGCTGGGTCGAAGCAAAAGGGTCATCATACCCATTATCAATGAAACCCACTACACCAAATTCCACGTTAGTAGAAGAACCAATAGCATTTTGACAGTCTATGGTTCCTGCTCGTATTCTGTCCGAAGCATAGCTTTGAGGAGTACTCGGCAAGTTCAAATTAAGAGAACTCGAGTCTGCCTGGCTATCCATACTCCACAATATTAATATTAGTATTATTAGAAACTTCACTACATCTCACTTTATTTTTGAACAAATTCTCGATGCTACTATTGAGGTATCCTTTACACTCGACAGTATCTTTGACTTAGAACAAATATAACTAGCGTCTCTTATATCCTTTTTGCTGATATAAATGTTCACATACTTCCTTTCTTCGTAATCTATTTTTACTAACCTATTTTCAGTAGCAAACCTTACTGGAGCCCAATCTTTGTCAAAAACATTTAAAGCATAGTATTCAATCTCTTTTCGAGTATTGAAAAGTACCATTTCTGCTTTATATACTCCCGTCATATGAGAGGGGCTTAACTCAGGGTAGGTAGGAGTAAACTGGTGAGCACTTACATACCCACTCAGTAACCCTAAAACCAGTACAAAGACTTTCATTATTGAGCAATACACTCCGCTGTAATTAATGCAGTATAGTTACCTGATGGAAAAGCTTTTCCGTATCCATACTCTGCTACAGAAGACACATCAAACCATACGCTTCCTGCGATAGTCAAATCAAACTCTGTAGTATGACCGTTATTATATACAACCTTTCCTGATTCAAACGCTGACATGCCTGCATCTGAGGTTTGTCCTACAGTAGTAGAACTAGTCCAATTTACGACATCAGGTAGAGTAGGTGAGCTGGAAAAGCTGCTAGGAGTTGTTACGACTGCCTTGTAAGCAGAAGCAGTAATAATGTCATAACGAATAATGGGTACAACACCGCCGTCTGCTGCAGTAGTGCTTAGCTTATCAGCTGTGGGGTTACCGTACAGTCCGTCAGTATCTGTCATAATTACACATTTTGACTCTACAGTTCCGCTAATGGGGATATTTGCTGCTGCGTTCGTAGAGAATGCCGTAGCAGCGGGGATTAAAAATAAAAGATTTTTTAATTTCATAATTTAAAGGTTCCTAGTGCGAAGAGCACCCTTCGATAACTATTTATCGTACTGGTCTTGCATCATTTCTTGATGCTTCTTTTGTTGAGCTAACCCAAGCCTCCTTGCTTTCTTATTCTTCGGTATTGTGCTATCCGGTATCATGGGCATATCTTTGTAAACCCCTCCGTTTAATGAACTTGTGTAGGATACCGGTATATAGTTCATTGCAAATAATGCTGCCTCTTGAGACGCTGCTTGGCTATCCATAGCCCCTCGGTTAAGTCCTCCAAGCCTCTTTTCTAAGTTTGTCTTTACTTTCTTAATACGCATTTTGCGCTCGTACTCTTCTTCTTGCTCTATTTCCGCCTGTCGCTCTATTTCCGCTAAGACGAGTTCATCTTGCAAAGGATCGTTAAATTCTACTACAGGTATTAGGCTAGGATCATAAGGTGTCTGATAGTCAGGACAGCTAGGATCTGATTGAGGGTCGAAACAAGGATCGTACTGATAAGTGTAAATTACAGAAGGGTCGGATACGCTTCCTACGCCTTCTACTTCTATGGAGCCTGCGCCCCACCTTTCTAGAGGTATTCCGCCAGTAGGAACTACCTTATAAATTTTGTTGCCTTCAAGTCCCGACCAATCATCTGTTTCTCGAAAGATGTATCCATCGCCCAAAGCGTCTTCGTTTTGTACATGAACGAGCATGTCGTCCTCTGCATTTTTCACTGCCGTATAACGATAAATAACATTCCCCACAGTAAGACCAGCTTGCTGCGGAAGAATGTTTTGCATTACCCAGTTGTAGGCTTCTGTTCTACCCTGTCCGTAGACAATCTCAGAGCAAGAGTAAGAGGAGTAGGCTAGCAACACCGCCAAGAGCCCAACCTGTCGCCTTCGTTGTTTCATCCATCTTGTTTTCATCTTCTTCCTCTATAGGTTGAACTTCTGTATGACTTTCCCAACCCGCTTTTGCATCAGGTCCAATAAGACCGTCATAAGGGCAAGGTGTTCCAGCCATCATCATAGCGTCAAATATACGCTTGTCCTGACACATTACCGACACAGCCGCTACCTTCATTCCCATATCATAGAGAGTTTTCGCGTTCTTCAGCTTTTCACAGTTCATGTCCCTATGGGTATTACCCATTGAAATACCGAGAATCTGTGTTTGCACTGCACCCGCAACTCCTACTGTACAAAGATCCGAATTAGAAATATTCATCGTCGGAGTAATTGCTGAAGGTGGTGGCGACTTTAACGTTGTTTCACTTTTTGACGTTATGTCGCTCGTTGTTGTCGAATCTGTTATTATTACGTCTTCAGTTGGTATTGCGTCCTGTGCATTTACTGACGCAGCCGCTAGAAGCGCAAAAATAATAAAAAATCTTTTCATGTAAAGCCTATTGATGTAAGTTGGTTCAGTCTTGTTTATTCTTCCATTATACTCGAGGTAGGAAACTTTGTCAAGAACTATTTTTCGAAACTTATATGATTAATGATTTATAAAAGCAGGTGCTGTTGGCCAAGTTACGTCCTGTATATAGTCAATAGAGGACATATCTAGTGCCGAAGGTAAGTCTCTTAAAGCTTGTCTATAAGTAAGCGCTTCACTTACTTGAGAGTCGCTAAGAGGGGTGTCTGATACAGTTACCCAGTCACATTCTGATAGCTTTATATTTCTAAGGTTCTTTATAGCGGCAATTAATATTGGTTCGTTTTTTGCCCAATTAGAGGTATTGCTGTCCCAGGAGGAAAATTCGCTAGGTTTTGCTCCTCTAAAGGTCCAGGCTGTTCCATTCCACCAATATTGTTCCATAAACTGATGGCCGCTTAATCCTGCGAAAGAAACAGCTGGTATTATCTTAAACATATCTGTTTCTGTTTCGGAATGTGTTGCCGGTTC